AAAAATAGGGTTGAGTTCACCCGAATTAACGCTTCAGGAGATTGATCAATAGATCGGTCGTTGAATGAAGAAAAGAATGTTGGATGATTTTTCATCATCTTACGGAACTATCAAGATATTACTATCTCTAGGTCTTCAGCTTGGAAATTTCCCATCATAGAGGTTAAATAGTCATATGAAGTTTTCAAAATTGGTTCGCATTCTTACGGAAGCAAAGGACACAAAACCCGGACAGAGATATTTCAATGCTCAAAACAGTCCCGGTCCATCCGGTATTGCCTCCAGTCCGGTGGGGAAGGTTCGGAATTTTCCAACCCCCCAAAAGTTGAACAAGTGGGAATTCGATCCGTCCAAGGATCTTGATAAGAAATCCCCATCGGGATATTCCGAATCTTCCAAGATGTGGAAAGCCATGACTTATGCGTTCGGGTTACTGGCCAATGACACCACATTCCAAACCCAAGTAAATGAGATTTCCAAGGAATTCGACAAAAACCGGGAATCCTATCGAAATATCATGGGGTTGGAGGAATATGATAAAAACGGGAAGGTCAAGGCATATGATGAGGAACGGAAGTCCAACAGTCTTCCAAAGACCATTGATTCCCAAGAAAGCAGATTGACCGGATACGAATCGGAAATCCGCAAGCGGAGAATCATCATAAATCATTCCAAGATGCCACCGGGGGAAAAGGCCAAACTGGAAAGATTGATCGCGTCCATGGAAGCCGAGTTGAAGGTGATGGTGAAACAACAGAAGGGGGAATCGCGTCTTCGACAATCCAAATATCTGGCTGATGCCATAAAGGAAAAGGAAGAAAGAATCGACAAGTTGAAAGACACTTATTCCCACACCCAACTGCCCAAATCCACCCTGCACAGCATGAATTGGGATATTACCGAGTATGGAAAGAAGATTTCGGATCTAACCAAAAAACTCAATGCCAACAAGGAGGAACTTGACACCCTCACCACCAGAACCCAAAATATCGAGGAAAATAATCAGGAAAATAATGACAAGGCTTTGGAGCAATTCAAACATTTGATAAATTCCAGTGCCAGAAAACTTTCAATGCGTCTTAGGAATGAGGACAAGAACAAACAGAGGTATAAATCTTTGGAGGAAGTTGATTGGGACAATCTTCCCATGAATGCCAAAAACAAAATCGGGATATTGGATTCCTTGGCTTCTTCCGATCCAACCATAAATCCCATATTCGGATATATTGATAGGTTTGCCGAGAATTATTACAATGATGTCGGGGATTCCGGTGAAAAAATACATGTGAAGGAACTTGACGAGAGGGAATTCAATCCACAACTGAATATTTCCAAAGTCCGGGATTATAACGGGTTGCCCTTTGTCCGGTTGTTGAACATATACAGTTCCGTTCTCAGGAATGTGAAAAGTTCCCCCATCCCCCTTTCAAGTATAGATATGGAGAGACATGATTCCGCATATGCCAAGATTGAGTCTGAATTGAAGGGAATCAAGGATAATCCGGATGAATGGAACAATCAGATATTCAAGGATTCCATGCGGATTTTGATCAATGACTTGGAAATTCGGGAAAATGACAAACAGGATCTATACAATGATCTCAACAAACCATGGACGGTGAACAAGCGGGGACTCACAAAACCCCTGCAATTTTTATCCCGCATAGAATCATATTGCAAGGATATCAAGACCATCCAGAAAGAATCCTTCGATTCATATGTCGAGAATATATTGTTGCGTTCCGGTTATGATGAGGACGATTTCAAATGCGACATGATGGAGATCCTTTCCAGATAATATTATGGCAATAAAAATAAAATCCCTTGGGGTGGACAAACTTTCCGAAAAATCCTTGGAAGGTGGATATTTGTATAAGGATATGATGTTGGATTTGGTGCCATCCGTATCCTATAATAACCAGCTTAACAAACGGGAATATTTGAACGATGTTGCCGCTTTGTATGATGAGGAAGCGGTGAAAAACAGTGTGGCGAACGCCTTTTTGACCGCTCCCGGACAGAAAATCCTATCCCCCGCATATGGAATGGATATCCGTAGGTTCCTGTTCGAACCCATAGACGATTTCATCATGGAAATCATGAAGGATGACATACGGATAGGTCTTCCGATAATGGAACCGAGAATAACCATATCAGAACTTAAAGTCACCGGAGATCCCGACACCAACACTTATTATATATCCATGATGATAAATGTGCCATCTTTGAATATAACCGGATTGTCCATAAAATCGGAGTTGAACTCAACGGGATACACTATCCTGTGAGTTAAATAATTCAGATGGACAACTTACCGGAATATAATCTCCCGAAAGAGGCTTATGTGAATTTTGATGCCTTGTCCCTGAAGGCATTCATGATCGACCAGCTTAACAAGTCGGGAAAATTCACCGACCAGAATTATGAGGGTAGCAACATTTCCGCCCTGCTGGACATTTTGGGTTATTACACACATGTCTTGATGTTTTATTTGAATCAAACATCATCGGAAACCATGTTCACCCAAGCATCGATCTATGAGAACATGAACAGGATCGTGAAGCTGATCGGATATAAACCCACTGGAAAACAGACGGTGTTGGTTCCGATTGATTGCACGGCATCGGCATCCTTGGCAATCGGCAATTATGTCATAAGAAAATACAGTTACTTCTTGGTTGACAACATCCAATATACCTTCATTTCCGATCAATCGTTTGACAAGTTGACAACCGGTTCGGAAAATATCGAATCCATATCAAAATCCGCCATTTTATATCAAGGAACAGTCGGGGAATATCCATTGTATACGGCGGAAGGTATGGAGTATGAAACGGTTCCAATAGTGGTGGAAAATTTGACATCATCCAAAGACACCCGTTTCATATCACATGGAACCATATCGGTGTATGTCAAAGAACTGGATACCGGAACATGGTTCGAATATGAAGAAACCGACAGTTTGTTTCTTTTAAATTCGTCAAGCAGGACATATGATATACGATTGAATGAAAATGGGAATTATGAAGTAAAGTTTGGAAACGGAATCTTCGGAAGAAAACTCGATTCTGGAGACATAGTGTCCGTGTTTTATATTTTAAGCGACGGGGAAAAGGGAATCATAAGTAAAAATGCGATAAACGGAAACAAATTATTCAGTTATAGCAGCCCCACATTTGCATCCATATATAACGATGTCAGTCAGGATGTTTTGATGTCCGTGATGAGCGATGGTGATCGTGGAAAATTGACGTTTGTAAATCCTTTGAATTCCACTCTTATCAAAGAGGCGGAAACAGTGGATCAGATACGGGAAAATACTCCCGTGTTCTTGGCTTCCCAATTAAGGCTCGTTAATGAATCGGATTATGAAAAATTTTTGAAAAAGAGCATACCCAATATTTTAAACGATATCAAGGTTGTGGATAACACCAGATATATAAATGAATATATCGATTATTTTTATAAAATTTGTGTGGACCCCAACAAAGTCAATCGGGTTATATTAAATCAGGTAAATTTTGCGGATTCATGTGATTTTAATAATATCAATATTTTTTGTGTTCCCGCATTTTCTTTAAGTGGAGATGGGATGTATCCTGATTTCATGAGCAATAGTTTCATAAGTCTGGTTAAAAGTCTTACCAATGATAAAAAAATTATAAGCAACGAAATTGTTCCAAGAGATCCTGTATACATGGGAGTGGATTTGGGATTCACTAATTTGGATATTAGCAAAGAGGTGTATAGAAATACCAAACTGGTGGTTGTTCGTGAAAAAAATGATAAAACCAATAAAGAAACACTGAAAGCCAAAGTATTCAATATAATAACCGATTACTTTAGCCCCAAAAACATAAAATTGGGACAAACCATAAATCCATCGGATCTAACTTCTCAAATTTTGAATGTGTCCGGTATAAAAAGTTTAAGAACAGTTAATGTATCCGAGGGATTGTTTTTCAACGGGTTGTCTTTCGTATGCTGGAATCCTATGTTCGATGGGGTTGACGAGACGTTAATAAATCAAACCATCACCCTTCCCTTTTTCAAATTCCCCTATTTATATAGGCCGAATTCCATGATTACCCGTATAGAAATCATCGACGAGTGAATTCAACATCTTATATAACCTTCAGTTCAATTGATTACAAGGGGGAGGATTCCCTGTCCTCTTATGCGTTGAAACTGACTCCTTATGTTTTTGTTCCGGATCTTGTCCCGACCCAACACAATCGGGTGGTGTGGGATTTTGGGGATGGAACGACCTCGGATTCGTTTTCCGCTTCGAAGAGTTATGATTTTCCGGGAAAATATTCGGTTAATCTTATTGTATATGATTGTAATAATAATGCCATCATATCCTCCATGGAGAAAATTATAACAGTATACGATTATTTGAATCTCACATTTACAATTGAATGCCCGTTTTCAACGGGATATCTTCTGGGATATCTTCTGATCACCGAATCCGGGGATTATATATTGACGGAAAGCGGATCATATATAAGGACGGATGAAAATAAGGTGGAATTTAATTGTGGAAAAATAGACGGTCCTTTGACATTTAAAAGTTATTATCCCCCGTATCAATTTCCTTCCAACATATATTACTCCGTATCCGGAAGCAATAGCAACAATTATTGGGATATACACGATCATAAATTTTCACATTTGGAAAAGTTTTATACCTATTATGATTTGGTTTATAATTACTCCCTCTCATCGTATCAATACATCGAAATTGAAAAAATCGAACCGGTTGTTACAAAACTACATGCCAAGATATCAAACGGTGTAATTGTCCGGTGTTTGTCTTCGGATACGGGATCGGAATATATTGGAATGTCGGGAATAAAAAGTGTGTATTTCAAGGATGATTCGCTGTCGGATTCAATTACAACCAAATTCTGGTTTGACAAAACCAACAACACGGTGTCATCAAAGGACAATCCCGATATAACATATCTCAACAATTTGGGAGTGGTTTTAAAGTCATCGGTTATTGATAATCCGGTATCCAAGTTATCCATAACTTCAAACGGGTTGGATGGGGAGGGATATCCCATAACCTCGTTCAATATCAATCCCATAAAATATTTCAACACCAAGATACCTTTCATGGTCAAGATAAAGGATGGGGATAATATGTCCGTTAAGAATTACGGGATAATCGGTTTGTCTTCCCTGCATGTTTCCATTTTGAGCGGGTCATCCGTATTGCCGGGAAACAATTATTCCCTGTCATCTTTGAACAACACATTATCCACATATGATCATGGCGGATCTTTCCGGGGATATGTGGAGTTCCCGCAATTGAATTCCGACATATTGAGCAGCATCCGGATTTCCGCTTTCGGAACATTCACAAATGATCAATCGGTATCATACACCCTTACCGGATCTTCCAATTATTTTGATGTTTATTCCAAGAATTATTTCGATCTCTATAAAATGAACGAAAATTTCAATGCCTCCCAAACATTGAAGGATTTGAGATTTCAGGAAATACTTCTGGATAAAAATGTTTTCTTCGATGATTTTTTGGGTTCATTGTTGGGGGATGATACATATGATCATGAAACCTTGGGTGTTAAATTATATGAGAAGATTGCGAATTTTCTGTCCAACACCCAAGACATAGATATTTGTGATCACGAATTCATAGATACGCTGTCCCATTTCATGGGTTACAATGATGATGGGGAGGAACAGTATGTGTTTCCGGAAAGGATGCGGAGAATAATCGGACTGGCATCCATAAGTAAAAATAAATTGATCGGGGAGCTTAACAAGTTCAGGGAAAATCTGGACATTCGCGGAAGAACTTCCAAGGATGAATATGGTATCAACATCGGGGATCAAATAAACACCTCCACCTATATTGTAAGTGCGGGAACCCCCGTTGTGGCACTTGAAAAATTCAGCAACACATATAACCTGTTGAATACCTATCAACCTGTTTCAGCACTTTCCGCCACTGTTTATCCTCTTTCCGCATACACCTCCGATTGGGGATGGCCGTTGGTGGTTCCCACGGTATTCGATTTCAAGGATATAGGAAAATATTATATCTTTTTTGATTATGTCAATCAATATGACAATACTTTGATCGGGGGTATTGTGGATTTCGACAATTCAAATACCACCATTTCCAAAACCGTTGATAACACTTCCCTGTTCGGAAGCGGGGGAATTTTTGAGAACATGTTGCTTGATACCCTGTATCAGTCGTTGTCCCTCACTTAATAATATGTTCCATAAACGTCGGTGTCGGTGTTACGCATATCGTAAACCGAATTCTTGCTGATGGTATCAATGTCAAAAGGATACACCTTGTCATCACTGGTCAGGGTCGGGAACAATGTCGAGGACAGTTTTCCGCTGAATGTGTTATCATACACCTGATCATTACCCGATTCTTGCGGGGCGTTGGTTTCCATGGAAGGCTCGTAACGTTTCGCGGTGATCCGCCATACGAAATGACCCATAATGGGATTGATTCCCGAGGACACGCTTTGATCCAAAACTTCGGTGATGCGGAAAATCTTCGGACCACGGGTTCCCGGTCTGTCACAACCCAACGCCGTGATTTCCATCAGATCGTCGGATTTCGGTTCCGTTCTCTGCCCGTTCGTAACATAGAATGCCGAGAGGGAGGATAATGCCAAACATGCGTTTGTAAAAGTGTCGATTGCGATATAAGCCGTCAGATCATCATCCGAATTCATTCCGAAACGGGAGAGGGACACACTTTCCTCCAATTCCACATATGCCCGCACCACAAACGGATTTGAATATTCCTGTGTGGTATGTTCCCCATACAGAATGTTACAGGAACTCAAATTGAACCCGTTGACATAATAGTTTACATCCACTCCATAGTTGTTTATCTGTTCAATGAAATTGCTTTTGAACACCAACCTTTCAGCGGAGAATTTGGAGGGGTCGGCAAACCCACCGCAATGCTGGTTGTAAATCCCCGCGAAAATAATCGAAGGATTGAGACATGACAGGGGTGTGGTCAGACAGGCCATTATTTCAGAGGGGGGGAG